TTACAATCTGCATTGTATCACGCGGGTAAAGCCATGTCAACAAAAGAGTATAGCTCGGCTATGATTTTGTTCTTATCGATGCCACTTGGCTATTCCGTAGTTACTTACAGATAAAGCCAAACAAAAATCCCCGAAAAGCCAGGCGCGAAGCCGCTTTTCGGGGAGTTTACTTTGGAGCTACTGATCCGATTCGAACGGACGACCTGCTCATTACGAGGCCGTCAATATTTCCGATTTTATAACATCTCTTCGTTAAAATAGAAACTACCTGCGCCACCTCTTGCGCCACCTCCCTTGCGCAGCAGGTGGCGCAGTTTCTTCCTATTTAACGGTAGTTTGCGCCTTACTTCACGCTCTTCCGCAGGCGCTCAAACTCAGCATCGGCCTGAATGGCCTCCTTGGTAAAGCTGTTATTGAACCACCAGTTGACCAGTGCGGACACGGTGGTGAAGCCGGTGGAGATGAGCTGCTCGAGCTGGGCGCTCTCGATGGGCAGCAGGGGCTTGCCCAGAGAGGACAGCACCTGGTTGATAAGGGCCAGCGCCAGCACGGCGGTGCGGGAATATCTCAAGTAAACAAAAAATCCCCCGATGCTCCAAACGGAACACCGGGGGTTTATTTTATCCAATAATTTCATCAATGCCTTTCAGGCCGTATGTAACGCTTACCATGATATCCTCCTTACTGCTTTTTTGAAATTTTAACCCAGCGGGTTTTCATTTGGCGCGGGTATTGCTCCGGGTTTTTAGGCTTTCTTTTTCCTGTCCACTCAACACCGCCTGCTTTGCCTTCGCATTTATACCCGGCCGCCTTTAGCGAGCTGCCTATCTCGGTGTCCAAAATGTACGTTACGACCTTTTTGTAACCCATTGCTCTTGCGGCGCGATATGCTGCGCCATATAGCATACTGCATACATCCGGCGTGCCATCTGTGCAAAGACGTGTGATTTCCAGTGTATAGCCATCGTCTAAAAATCTTGACACCGGTCTGCCGCAAATTGCGACACCGACAAGCATACCGTCCTTCGTGGCGCCGATAGAGAACTTGTGTCCAACAACGACTCCGTGATGTCTGTGATGCTCTTTGACGTACTCGTTTGCAGCCTTTAAAGTGACAGGGCATAACTCCAGCATTTTTGTTACACTTCCTTTCTTAAAACCGCTTTTGCGCGGTCAAAGAAAAACTGGATGACCGCACCGATGGTCTCATCGGTGATGGCCCAGCTGATGAGTCTGCCGTATTTGCTGGCGCTGAGGGCCATGCGGAGCATCTGCGCCACCCACGCCTTGCGCTCTGCGCCGCGCTTTGTCCCCTGGATCTCCTGCTCGGCCCGTTCGATGAGGTCCAGCACCAGCGGCTTTACGGCGGCACCATAGCCCAGCCGAATGCAGCCAAGGGCGTAGAAAATAAAGCCGCCCAGCATGAGAACTGCCGCCACCGGGGCGGGAATGACGCCCAAAATGTTATTGATCGTTGCCATGTATTACTCCCCTCTCTCTTTTTCGAGGTCTGCAATGCGGTGGTTTGCCACCTTCATCTGTTCTTCAAGCACCGGGACGCGCTGGGCGAAATTGTTGTGCGTCCGGACTTCCCGGGTCAGCTCTTCCAGCTTGGTTTCGGTCACCGCCTGCTGCTTGTCCAGCTTGGCGTCCATGCTCTGGGCGGTGCGGTTGTTGGAGACGATCGCGCCGATCAGGCTCAGACCGCCGGTGATAATGGCTACGATGATTGCTTCGCTCATGCACCCTCCCGAAGACGGGTCAGGCCCTTCTTGCGGATGATTTTCGGGTAGTTGAGAGTAGTGACGTTGAGGTCCACGTTGCCGGAGATGCCCGGTACGCTGCCTTCACTGGTGTGCTGGTGGGCGTTGTAGTGGTAGCCGACGGCGGGGGTGCGCCCGGTCGTATCGGACAGCCAGACGTCCCAGCGGTTTGCCAGACGGCCCATGTCCAGCTCCATGTTGGAGTAGTGGGTGTAGGTGTACAGCTGAGCGTAAAAGCCCATCCGCTCCACCTGTTCCAGCGCATAGGCGGTGAGGTTGGTGAGGTCGAGGGTACTCATGGGCTTGAGCTTGTTTTCCTCCACGTCCACCGCCACCGGCAGGGTCAGCTCCTTGCCCCGCACCGCCTGCCGCAGCAGGGCAAGCTCTGCGTCAGCCATCGCCTCGCTGGTGGCGTAGGTGTAGTAGTAGACGCCCACGTCCAGACCGGCAGCTTTGGCATTGCGATAGTTGGACTCAAAGGTGGGGTCGATATACAGGCCGTCTGCCCGCTTGGAGAGCTTGCGGTTGGTGCTCACGGTCTTGAGCATTGCCCCCTTGTAGCCCGCCGCTGCCACCTGCGCCCAGTCGATGAGGCCCTGATAGCGGCTCACGTCCACAAAGCGGTAGGGAGGCCCGCCCTGCCAGCCGGTCACAGCCTCTGCCCCGGGGGGTTCGGGAGGTTCCGGTGCGGGCTTTACCTCTTCGGCATCCTGCTTGTCCCCCGGGCCAAAGATGGCCCGCACCAGCTTTTCCAGCAGCTCCAGCAGCTTACCCATCGTAGTCCTCCCCCGTGATCTCCTTGTACTGCGCTGCGGTGATCTCCTCCTCGGCCACACGCTTGGCCAGCTCCCGCTTGACACCGGGGCGGCGGCTTGCGGGCATCTCTGCCCATGTCTTGGTACCGGCGACCAGTCTGTTTGCCCAGATTTTGTCCATTTTGATGTCCTCCTTACTTGTTGACGGTGGCGTCCAGCTCGCACAGCGAGTCCTCGATAGTCGCCAGCCGCTCCTGTGATTCCATATCCTGCTCACACATGGCGTTCTCGATCTCCGCCACGAGGCCGGGCAGTTCCCTGAGCTTCTGCTCCTCTGCCAGCTTCCGGTGGAGCTCTTTCAGGCTCCTTTCTGTTTTGTGCAGACTCATCCGATCACACCTCCGATCATAGTGATATTGCCGCCGACGCCGCTCTCTCCCCGGGTGATCGTCACCTTGTAGTTAAAGGCCGCTCCCTTGGCGGCGGTCTTGTTGGTAAAGGCGTGGTGTGCAAAGGCCCGGCTCTCGCCGCGCTGGATGTCGGTGCAGTTCTCCCACACCGGGGCATCGTCCCGTGCGTTGTTGCTCAGCTCCACGGTCAGGCTCATGTCTCCCGGGAAACTGCCCTCCAGCGTCATGGCAGCTACGGTGATGGTGTCGTCTGCCGTCATGGGCTGGGCCAGCGAGAGGACGGCGCTTGTCACATTTTTGGTAAAGGTAGCGGTCCACTCTGTCGTGGTCTTTCCGTCGCCCACTTCCAGCACCAATGTGTTCTCTCCGTTGAGGATCTGCTGGAAAAGCACCTTCTCGCTCAGGCACTGTACCGTGAGTTCGGTGCTGGTGGCCACGTTCTCGTGGACAGCCAGCGCCACGCCGTTCACCTTTTCGGTGATGGTCATGGGGTCTCCGTCGCCGTCGGTCACGGTGTAGGACAGAGTAAACGGCTCGTTCTTCTTGCCCAGCGCCGCGCCGCTCTCGCCCGCATCGGAAGTGATCTCCGGCGGCTGGTTCACAGTCGGGAAGCCGTCCTTGTCGATGTATAACGTCTCAGGCAGGGTGAAACAGGGCAGATAACCGTAAGAGGCATTGTATGCACTTCCGGTTGAAAAAACGCCCCAGTCGGAGTCGCTTGTTCTGGAAAGATACAAGCCATTAGCATAGTAATAATCCCTGCTTCCATCGTCATCGTCCTCATAGCCACTATCAGTATTGCTATGGGTTCTTGTCCAAATGCCCTTTCCGTAGGCAGTAAATATCTTTTCGAGTCGAGTACGTGCTTCTTTTGAAAGCAAAGATCCATCCAAATGATCAGCCCTGGTCACAGCTTCTGCTTCTGAAATAGTGAAGAAGGCAGTGTTGAATGTACCTAAATTAAAATTCGAGGGTGATGAGTAATAATCACGAGGAGAATAAGCCTTATATTGGGTCGTTGCGATCCATTTTTTTACTGTGGATGTGAAACTGGATGGATATGTGTCTGTAAGGTATTTGTATATTGCATTGGTTACGCGTGTACCACCGTAATTGATTGTGCCCCATCCAAGACTATAGCTGCTGCCTGTTTGACATCGGATTTCGCTCGTCGCCGGACTCTCCCGGCAAAACAGCGTCCGCCCCGTGCCGTTCAGGCCGCTCTCATAGTTATGGCACAACGCGTAAAACTTGACTTTTGTGCTGCCTTCCATCAGGTATACAAAGCCGTCGCCGATGGCTAAGTCTTTGATCTGCATTCAAATCCTCCTTCCTCTTAAAAATCGATGCGGCTTGCCGCCTTGTTCCATACGCCTGTCAGCTCTACGCCGTCAAGCGTGTCAAAGGTCGAAACAAAACCGATACCGTTTACATCTGTGCCATGCACCATCTCCAACAGTTTGATGCGCACACCGGTGGCCGCAGCGTCCGCCGCCGCGCCGGAGATGGTGAGGGTAGGGTCCACCCTCACACCGCTCCCCGCCACCAGTCCTGTCACCACAGTGCCGCCCGCGTTGCCCAGCAGCGTTACCTGCACCCGGATGTCTCCGGAAGGCTTCGCCCTGGCGTAAAAGCGGACAAAGCCGTCCCGCGCCTCGCAGTAGGCCGGGCATCCCGCTTCCTGCGCCGCTGCGCCGTAGTTGTCCGGGTAGGAGCCGAGAGCCGCATAGCCGGTCTTTGCTTCCGGCACCGGTGCGTCCTGCATCAGGGGCCAAGCTCCCTCTGCCTCCTCCCAGCTCTCCGGCTTCAGAGTCACGAGGCGACTTCCCCGGTATCCGGCCCCGTCGCCCGCAAGGCCCGGGTACAGCACCTCACCGGCGCTGTTGTAGATAGGTTCACTCATTCTTTTACCTCCGCCTTTGCCGTGACGACCACATTTCCGGTCACGGCCTCGATGTTCACGCAGCCCTCTTCGGCATTCCACGCCGTTTTCGTAATGTCCTCGCTGCCCATCTTCACGTTCACCTCGGTCAGGGTGTACCCGCTCTCGGCGGTCAGGGCGGCTTTGTAGGCCCGGCCCTTCGCCACCACGACGGCGGTCTGGTCGGTGGTCACATGGCTCAGCCGGTTCACCACGCTGCACCACACCAGCGCCTGGCTCACGGTCA